GAATTACATAATTGTTTGTGTGGAACATCATGTATGCGCGTGCGCCCAGGCGTGCGTCTATACGGGGGGGTGGGGGCGGGTGGGGGTCGCGGGAGCGCGGCCTGACTCATTATAATTTTATCGCTGCGCGAATGACCCGCTGCACCCAGTGCAAAAGTGCAAATGAACTTATGCGATGCCAAGGCGTTTCAGCTTCGCTTTGATCTCCTGCTCTAGCTGTTCCTCGGTGCGCTCGGTCTTATCCTCTGTCTCAACTTTGTCGATCCACATGCCCATGCTCTTGCCCAGTAGCTCCAATGCTCTGACCTGAGTGCCATCAGCTTCCCCACCGCGCAGGGCGATCTCTTCCAGTTTTGAAATCACCCTTTCGCTTCGAGAGAGCCTCTGCATGCGCTGTTCCGCTTCTCTATCCCGCTGTAGCCTATCAATCCTTAGTGAAACCTTGGGGTGTTGGACGAGCTTACATGCTTCCACATGAACGCTTGCTGCACTCATGTTACTGGCATCATATGCCTGTCTGTATGCATCACTAAAATTGGCACCCTCGAACACTAGCATTGCAAAGGTTTCTTGCTTGTCTGTTAGACCTGTGTCTGGGTTGGTGGCACTCTTCTTTCTAGTGCCTGTATTACTCTTACCTGTACTACTCACTACCTTGAGCTTTGGCTTATCTTTATTGGTTGTCATATTGCCCTCGACGCTGCGCTTGGCTTTCGTGGTTTTTCACATTCCATTTTTGGAATTTAACATAATACTGGGCCTCTGTAGCTTGCATCATTGACCCCTGCGAATCACCCCTGATCTGGCACCTGATCTGAGGCCAAGCGATCCCCCAGAAAAGTGCAATTGAACTAATCCACAGTCTACACCCTAAATTTTTTTTTGTCACGATATCCCTTATTTTATTGGGGTTTCCTCTATCCTGTGTGTTGATTAGTGTTGTTTTATGTTGATTAGTGCTTGACTATGTTGGGTACAGGTCTTAGATAAGTACTCGAAAGCGGCGGGGCAACGAGCCTGAGAGGCTCACAACCGCCACCAGACATAGCCATCTAGGAACTGACTAAGGTTCTTCTCATGATCGGAAGCCGATAGGCCCACCAAAGCAAACTGCCGCGAGGCACACGCCGCCAGATATACTGGATGGTCTGTAAAGGGGATGTAGAGGGACTGAACGACAATGCATGTGTAGAAAAGAAAAAGTGAATTTAACCCAAGCCCCTTTCGAGGGGCTTTATTAAGTTCAGTTAGTGGAGTTTGAACATGTCTAAATTGATCATCAAGGATGCGGATGCAGCCGTTACAGCAATGGACGCTTTCGCATCGTTCTGCCTTTCAATTTCAGAAGGCAATTACGCCGCAGTCGCAATGGACGCAGCGGCACTCATCGTATCCATCAAAAACGCAATCGCATAAGGAGATCAGTTATGTGCCATTATAAAAACGCAGTCGCCGCCTATCGCATGGCCCGCCGCTTCATTGGGATCAACCCCTATGAGGCCGAAAGCTATCGCCTGATGATGGTTGGATGTATCCGCAAATACATCGCCGCAACTGAGTGCCTCACTGAGGCAGACTTTGATGCAATCAGAAAAGAAGTGGTCTGGGAAGCATTTGAAGACCTTCGCAAAACCCCAATAGCCGCATAGGAGATTATATGACCTTCAAGATCAAAATCAATCATCGCGGTGCAGTCGCATATGACTACGCCAAAACCGAATACCTTGCCAAACGCAAGGCACGTAAAATTGTTCAAACCGCCAAGGCAATGGCCTCAAACGTAGTTGATATCGTTTACGTCGAGGACTGCTTGGGCGGTCTCAGAGCAGAATACAGAGTGAACGACAACCGCATTAACGCATAGGAGATCACATGACCCATTTCGACAACGCTATCGCTTCATATCGCATGCATATCCGCTGCAAGGCAGATCGCAGTGATTATGAGGCCGAAAACTACTACCAGTTGGCGCGTCATTTCGCAGATGTTTACGCTAAGGAAACTGGCGTTACCCGCTACGCTGTAATGATGGCTGTGATCGATCAGCACGTAGCCAACCCCATCTATTCGTGAAACTAAGTTTGCCGCCCCAAGGGGCGGTGATGTTAGTTCCACCCCAACCATGAGAGGAGATAAATCATGGCTTCAATCAAATCTGTAATTCGCTCAATCACCCGCATTGGCATCACTGTTGAAATAACATGCTCTGGCGATGGTGGCGATCACGTCCTGAGCATCCGCTCTGATAGCGACACCGCGTTCACATGGACATACGAATATGTCGCGCCAAACGGTGACGCGTACCGCTACCGCACCTATGAGTTCTTGCACGATGATGAAGTGCATGGCGCATTTGATGAGGAAAATATTTTCCATATCAGCGCAATGGCAATGAAGGTCAAAGAGTGTGGACGCCAGATCAAAAACACGCTCGACGTTCACGCTGCGTGATCCCAAAAGTGTGGCCCTGCGGGGCCGCATCATTGGTATCATGAGAAGGAGATTGCTATGCAATATCACGTCATCAAAAAACGCCTGTCTTCACAAGTTCAGGCAATGTTGAGCAACCCAACAGCGGGTTGGGACTGCCACCCGCAAGCGTCTGCATACGCTGACCTGCAAATGCTATTTGGTAAGGACGCAAACGTCCTTGAACTAAAAGCCCTGCATGCTCTGGTTCACCATGTCTATCGCCACCGCACCTCATACGAGATCGAACTGGAAGCGGGACGCGATGGTGCTGAACAAATTGAGGATCACCTCGAAAAGATTTTCGAATTCGAGAACGCGCCGTATGATGTAGATGGCATCACCCAGATCGCAAAGCGTGGCACTGGCGGCGGCAGCTTGTCAGTCGGTGATCTGGTCTTTGTCGATACGCCAAAGCCCATGATCTTCATGTGTGCCAGTGTCGGCTACGTTCGTCTGTCAGAGGCGTTCGTGCGCTCGTTCAAGGAATTGATCGGGATGATCCTAATAAATGAACGCGCCATCAATGACAGATGGGCTGCGTAAGAAAGGTTCAACATGCTTATGAAATTACTTGTGTGGGCAGAGACATTGCCCACCATTCACAAGGCGGCACTTGTCGTCACAATCAATGCAGCCATACTGGCTGTCCTTTATTTTGCAAACTAAGTGGAGATGATCATGACTGCAAAAGAATTTATGGTAACCGAAACCGCAATCAACACTGTCTACAAGGCAGAGCAAACCATCACTGACCTCAAGGGTCAGAACCGCACCAACAACGAGGCAGCTAACGCTGAGAAGATGGGTGCCTATGGCGAGGTGATTGCAACCATCGCACACGTCAAGTTGGTCAAGGGCAACCTACCACGCGCCGTGTCTAAGAAGCTACGCGCTGCGCTGCTTGAAGAAGCGGGTCTGAAAGAGGCCACCGTCAAGCGGTACGTTGAGAATTCTGTGGGTGCCGTGCGCCTGATCAAAGAGAAGATCGGCGACATCCCAAGCCAGTACACTGGCGATGCCATTGTGCGTGACCTTGCTGCGATGGAGATCGATAGCGAGAACAAACTTGCCAAAGCGGTCAAGGGCGAGAGCGACAAGTCAAAAGCTCAACGCCTCGCAGAGCAAGTTGTCGGCAAGTTCTCTACCAAAAAAGATGAGAACGGCAAACAGGTGCAGGGCGATGTCTTCAAGGATGGCCTTGATGATGACGAACTGGACGAGTTCCAGAACGCGATGCGCGAGTTGATGGCTGCGCGTAAAGCGTACCGCGACACTGAGGCGGCAAAGGCCGCTGCCGCTGAGGCAGAGACAGAGAACGACACTGTCGATGCTGCCGTGGTTGCAATGCTTGACGAGCTAGGCATTGCATCATGAGCCGTGGCATGCAGCGTCTGTCACGCCGTGAGCGCAGACTGATAATCCTAGAGAGCTTTATCTCTGGGGTTGTCTTCACAGCCCTGATCGTGGGGTGGTTAATCTTCATGCTTGCATGGTGAGCTTTGTTGGTAGCCCAGAGATGGGCTGCTGCACAAAGTTCATTTGAACTTTTTTGAGAGGAGAAATGTAATGAAAAGAGATCACTGGATTAGATTTCACAATCTCGAACAAGATGAAGAGGTTGTGATTTATTATCACGAGCCTTTTGACCTCAACGATAATTATCGCGTTGATGGTCAGACGTACCGTGCAGGGCGGCGGCTCAAGAAGCGCAATGGGAAGCACCCATGCTCTAAAACCCCAATCATGCACTTGCTTGATTGGTCAGACAGTTTTGGCGAATAAAAAATGGAGTATGTTATGGAGAGAGAAGAAATCCTAAAAGAGCTTGGCGGGATGCGCACATGGAATAACTTTGCGGCTTCCCTGCTTGTCCAGTACGTCACCAAGGGTGACCTGTCGGAGAAGCAATGGGACGCGGCAGAGCGCACGATCACCAAGGTAAAGCGTAAAGCTGAACGCCGTGAGGAATTGACGCGTAACGTTGATGTCTCGCGGATCAAGACCCTGCTCGAAACAGCCAATGTCAAGAAGCCTGTCTTCCGCGCGGCTGAGTTGGCGTTCTCGTTAGCCCCCATGAATGGACGCAATGGCGGTGCCGTGTACGTCAAACGCGGACCCGACTATCAGGGCAAGATCATGGACGGTAAGTTCATGCCTGTAGGCACCTGTCACACAGCCACAGCGGACGCTGTGGTGCGGGTAGCGTCTGACCCAAGGGGTGAGGCCGTGCAGCACGGTAAAGTCACTGGGCGGTGCTCATGCTGCGGACGTGAGTTGACTGACCCTGTGTCAATTGAGATGGGCATTGGCCCGATTTGTGCAAGTAACTGGGGGTTATGATGAGTAAGAACAGCCAAGCCTCTATCTTTGGGGGCTTCACCCAAAATGAATTCGATGAACTGGTTCGCAAGATATCCAACGGCGAACCCATTTACCAGAAGGAACCAGTAGATGATTTACATGGTAGGAGTGAAAGTCGAGACGATACGTCATGTGACGGTGGAAGCTGCGACGATTGAAGAAGCTGAAGAGCTTGGCCTAAAAGAGGCTATGGCTCTGGTTGGTGGCATCGATGGCACGGTGCTTGAGGTCTACAGTGATCCAAAGCAATTGATCGGGGAAGATTGGTGCCAAGCCTGTGAGGATGGCACATGCCCTGACCTTTCAGAAACAGAGGACTGATATGCAAACTGACATTGAAGAATACATCAAGCAATCAAACGAGCGACTGATCCAACAGTACGCCGACTACAGCATGGACAAGCTCAAGGACGAGCTTGCCAAGGCACGAGACAAACACGATAGGGCGGTGCGAAATTATCAGCGTCATTATCTGAAGTCTGACAAGGTCCACATTGAGGATGCCTCAGTGCGGATAGAGAACCTAAAATTTGTGATCAAGAATAGAAGTGGAGATCAATCATGAAGCTATCACAAGCAATTACAATCACTGAGGCAGCGGTCAAGCATGCTCTGAATACACCCTCTGGTCGGGATGCCGAATACGTTGTGCCGTACCTCGTGTCTGGCGCGGGTATCGGTAAGACCACGAGCGTCAAGGACATCGCAAAACGGTTAGGCATTGGGTGTCATATACTGTCACTCGCACAGTACGATGCGGGTGAGCTTGGCGGTTGGGCAGTCCCATCAGAGGATGGTGAGACAATGGTGCGCAAGCGTCCTGATTGGATGCCGACTGAGGGTGAGGGCATCCTGTTCCTCGACGAGCTTCCACAGGCACCAGTTGCCAACCAGAACATCGCGGCCCAGATCGTTAACGAACGCCGCGTGGGTCCGCATCATCTTCCTGAAGGATGGGCAATTGTTGCAGCGGGTAACCGCATGTCTGACCGTGCGGGTACAAACAGTATGCCATCGCACCTCAAGGATCGCCTGATGTTCTTGGAGATTGAGGCGGACTTGGAAGACACGATTGCCTACTACTACAGCAATCGCGTTCAGGAACGCATCTGTGCGTTCTTACGGTTCCGCCCTGAGTGGCTGCACAAATTTGATCGTGACGCGGACGCATGCCCATCGCCTCGTTCATGGGAGCGCGTTAGTACGATCATGTCATGGAAGCTTGGACCACAGGAAGAGCTTGAAGCTTTTGCGGGTCAGGTTGGTCGCGCAGCCACCGCAGATTTTCATGGCTTCCTCAAGATGTACGACAGTGTGCCAGACATCGACAAGCTAATCGCAAACCCTGCGAGTGCTGATGTTCCAAGCGATCCCGCTGTACTGTACGCGATCTGTGCTGCCATTGCTTCCCGCGTGAGCGAGAAGAATGTGGGCAACGTGATCAAGTACCTTGAGCGTCTGCCTCAGCAAGAGTTCGCTGCTTTCGTCGTTAAGGATGCGGTCAATCGCACCAAGGACTTGAAGCAGTCTCAAGCGATCCGCGATTGGATCATGAAGACAGGTAAGAACCTGATCCTTTAAAAACAATAACTTACGCGGATAGTTGATGGCCTTCAACTATCCATGTTTTTTGTTCTATTGAACTTTTTTGGAGAGAGATATGCATGTATTTACATGTCCATATTGTCATACCCTATTCAAAGTGGGCCACTTAGAGTGGTCTGCCCTGACCTGTATCAACGAGAGTTGTGGGCGTGACATTTACTTGGACGTTGAGATCACACTGAACCAAGCCTTTGAGGCTGTGTTCAACAAAGAAAATACAATTGAGAAAGTGATAGAGGAGATATCCTGATGGATGCACAAATGAAAGTGTCGCGTTCGATTACGCGACTTGTGGTGAAGCACCCATTCTTTGGGTCCATTGCCCTGTCCCTGCGCGTTGAGCCTGATCCGACTGTCAGCACAATGTGTACTGATGGCAAGTTCATCAAGTGGAATTCAGAATTCGTTGACACGATTGATCAGGAAGAGACTGTCGGTGTCATGGCCCACGAGGTCTGCCACGTTACATTCAAGCACCCGCTGCGCCGTGGTGAGCGTGACCCAGTGCTTTGGAATATCGCCTGTGACTTTGCGATCAACGACATCCTAATTGAGGCGGGGTTCACTCTACCAGAGGGTGCCTTGCATGATCCACAGTACAGCGGCCTGACGGCTGAGGCTATCTATGACAGACTGCCAGAGGATGCCAAGGAACGCTACGGTCAGGAAGCGGGTGTCGGTGAGGTTGTCGATGCAACTGATGGCAACGGCAATGCACTATCCCCTGCGGAACAACAGCAGATGGAAGCTGACATCGATAGCAAGGTCATGATGGCTGCTACTGGTGCCAAGGCAGTGGGCAACCTACCTGCCAAGATCAAGCAGTTGATCGAAGAGATGAAGCGCAGCCAAGTCGATTGGCGTGACGTGATGCGTAGGTTTATCGGTGGCGATCAGCCAGATGATTACAGCATGCGCAAGCCTCAGCGTAAGATGTATCACACGAACGGTATCGTGGCCCCATCGATCCTGAAGATGGGCGCGGGTGACGTTGTTGTACTATGCGATAGCAGCGGGTCTGTGTCAGGCCGTGAGATGTCGTTCTTCCTCGGTGAGTTGAATGCGATTAGCCAAGACATCAAACCACAGTCGATCACAGTGATCACCTTTGATGCTGAGGTTCAGACGGTACGCCGCTATGAACAGGGCGATGAGGTAGATAAGATTGAGGTCGGTGGTCGAGGTGGCACGTTGGTATCACCCGCGTTCCAATACGTTGAAGACAACGAGTTGAACGTGGATAACATGGTCGTGTTCACTGACTTGGGCATCAGCGATTACCCAGATGAACCGCACTACCCAGTGCTATGGATTTCATCATGGGCTAACGCCAACCCTGCACCGTTTGGTCAGACAACATATCTAGAAACATAGGAGTGAGAGATGGATGAAGAAAGCAAAACTTACGATGAAGCTCGCAGACAATCTGTATCATTGCATGTAATTCTTGGGAGAATTGAAGCCATCATGGAACTTCATGATCCAGACGATCCAGAAATATCAGACATGAAGTACGTCTATAATGATCTTAAAAAATTCAAAGAAGATTTGCTCAGGACTATAGGTGAGAATGCAAACCTAGTCTGGTACATCGATCAAAGCAGAAAACAAAAGGAGTGAGAGATGAGAGAGGATGAGATCGATGCTCTGCTTGATGTAATGGGTATCGATCTTAGCCCATTCGATGAGAATGCAGAGTTCGCAAAGCCAAAGGTGGATGATTACCTTGGCGATGGCGATGTGGAATTACCAATAAAAGGAGAGGTAGCCGTGAATACAGATAAGGCATACAGCGTGGACTACTTGAAGGTCAAAGGCGCACGAAAAGCGTCAGGGTATACGCAAAAGAAAGTTGCTGACATCATTGGAATGCATGCTTCAAACTATTGCCAGTTCGAGAGAGGCAATGCAGGTATCAAGAAAGATCAACTCGCAAAAGCTGCCAAGTTATTTGGCATTGATTACGATGACTGCTTCTACAAGAAGA